ATGAACGCCATGCTGAATCTATTGGAAAAGTTGCAAGTAAATTAACGGATCAAGAAAAGAAACAGGCTTTTGTAAATGAAGCATTGAGGCTTGGACAAGCAAACCTTCAAGCGATGGGTGGTGTATCTGAATCTAGTGTTGATAAATTTGCAGCACTCACTGCAGCATTTACAGATATGAATACTGCTATCGGTGAAAAATTGCTACCATCAATTTTGCCATTCGTTGAAGGCTTAACAGACTTGATAACCATACCTGTTTCTGAAAACATACGAAGCCAGGCTTCAGAGTTTAATTCTCTATTTGAAGTTTTAGAAGATGTAAATATTGAAGAATCTAGTAGGATACAAGCGTTTGATATTTTAAATGAAAAATATCCAGAGCTTTTAAAGAATATAGACTTACAAAAATCTACTGCTCAAGAATTAGCACAAGCTCAAAAAGATGCAAATATAGAATTTGAGAAACAAATTAAATTGCAGGTTGCTCAAGAAGAATTAAAAGAACAGCTTAAAGAGTTAGTCGCAGCTGAAAGAGAATTATTTAACTTAAGAAAAGATGCTACTGACCCATTAGCTCAATTAAATCAAGGTTCTGGAAAATTTGTACAAGAAAACGATCGACTAAATCAAAGGATTCAAGCACAACAGGAATTAGTAAATAATCTTAAGATTGAATATAGCGATTTAAATGCAGCATTAATTGAGCAAGGCTTTACTATTACAAAAAATAATGAAGTGTCGACTGCCTTAGATGAAACCTCTAAGATGATGGCAGAAACTTTTGCTGGGCTAGGTGAAATTGAAGTATTTAGTGAAGATGATGTAATGACAATTGATGCAACAGCTGATGCTGTAGAAAACTTAACAGTGAAAACTAGCAAAGCTGCAGAAAACTTTTCAAAAGCTAAAACAGAAAAAGAACAATTTGCTCAGGCACTTAAAGTGGGTGGGGATATGTTTGGCACTTTAGGTGGTATCGCCTCATCTACTTCTTCTCTATTGGGTACGTTAGCTGGAGCAGATAAGTCAAGACAAATACAAGCATTAGAAATAGCAAGGATTGCAGCAGTTGCAAATATTGCTCAAGGTATCACAAAAGCATTAGCACAGGGTGGTATTTTAGGGTTTGCAACAGGTGCTTCAGTCGCAGCAGCAGGTGCTGCTCAGATATCAACTATATCTAATCAAATTGCTGAACTGCAAGCAGCACGTTTTGGTATGGATGAAATGGTTACGAAGCCAACATTAATTCTTACTGGCGAAGCTGGACCTGAAAGGGTGCAAGTTACACCTGCGGATAGGCCAGCATCTAATGGTGGTTCTGGAGTTACATTAAACTTTAATGGACCTGTAACAAATAAAGAATTTATTCGCGATACAGTCCTACCAGAGCTTGAAAGAGTACAAAATTTAGGATTAGCATAATATGGCTTTAAGTCAAGGTACATGGTCGCCAACTTCTGGAATGAAAGAGAATTGGCTTGTTCAATTATTTGAAACAGATGCTAGTGGTTTTAAAGCATTTTCATTTTACGATCAAACAGTAAATTCTGTTTCGTATTCTGGAATAATTTTAAACTCTCCTAGCATCAGAGAATCAATAAATATATTTAGTTCTTCATCTTCAATTAGTAACCTCACTATTGAATTGCAAGACAATTCTGATTTAAGGCAAGATTTATTATTTGGCCCTAACTTTTATTTAAATGGAAATGTAAAAATATTTTCTAATCTTGATACTTCTTCAAGTGTAGCTAACTTTAATAACATTCCCCAGATTTATCAAGGTAGATTAGAATCTGTTCAGCATAACGATACAACTATTACATTAAATATTGTAGCAAAAAGGCCATACGACAATGTATTTGTTCCAAATGTTTATAGTGCAGAAAAAGTTCCCTCACCTTTGGCTTATGGCAATTTTAGCGATACTAATGCAGATAGATCGCCAACAACAAAATTAAATGGAACTCCAAACTTTTTTAGAAAAGTTCCTTTCACTAAGTACGATACAACTGGAATATCTTTTATTACTGGTACAACGGCAGAAGGTAATGATGAGAATATTTATACCTATCTAAGGAATTACGATGCTTTTATTAATTATGCTGTTGGGGAAACAGAAAACTCAACAGCTGGTGATGTAAAAGTAAATAAGATGCCAGTAAGTGGTAAATACATTTATCAAGTTCCACCAGTTTCTACTACCTCTTCCACAACAAGTGCAGAAATAACATTGGCAAATGTAGCTAATTCTTTTGATAACAATGATGCAACTGAAGCAACATTTACTTTTCCAGTAGGTGGTGTTTCTAATGGTACATACACTCATAAAGAAAGATATACTTTAGATGATGAAATACCCGAGGGGCAACAAGCCAGAGCGTTCTTTGACGTAAGCAGTTTTAGTGACCTGCCAGAAGCTCATGTAAAATTATATTTATTAGATGCAGATAATGCAAATGTTGGAACTGGATCAGAGCAAATATTTACTGGCAACGTATCTAATAGAACTGCAAAAGTAACAGCTACTGGCAACGCTAAAAAGATTGAAGTAGAAGTACAATTTCAATATGCCTCTGGCTCTTCTCCAAGTGCAGTTGTAGAATTAAAAGAAGTGTTTGCATATTTAACAAAATTTGAAGATGAGATAGAGTTTGGTTTTTTAGGGTATAGTGGAGAACCCAGGGGTTATAAGTCATCAACAACACGAGTTGATAAGATACACGAAGCACATCGCTCTTTCGTTCATAGTATATTAGGAGTAGATACAGATGGTGCTGGTTCAGCAGATCCAACTGGCTTTAGTGATTTGGATACAGACAGAAGCTCTTGGACTATAAGATACAACCAACTAGAACCATTACCAGCAAAAAAGATTTTAGATAAAATGCAGTTTGAGGGTGGGTTCATAAGTGTGTTTGAGGCTGATGGTGATGTACGTTATATCCATGTAAAAAATAGTTACAGCTCAGCAAATCATAATTTAGATAAAAACGATTTAGTGAATATACAATATTCTCATACACCAATTTCAAATATTATTACAGACATATTAGTGAATTATGATCCACACCCAGCAAAAAGAAGGTTGTACAGAAACCAACAAACAGCTTCTGAATCAACAATTAGAGGAAATTACAATATAGCAAGTGCACAAGTTGTTACAGTAAACCTTGATATGCTTTCTGGGGGAATAGGATCAGACCTTACGCCATCGACACCTAATGCTGGATTTATTGATTACTATGGTAATTTGCGTTCATCTCCAAGAGTTATTATTTCTGCAGAAGTTGTAAATCCTGCAAAATTTAATATGGAGATTGGTGATATATGCACATTTTCTTCTATGATACCAGCAACTGCATTTAATAAAAGTTTCAGCGGAGCATTTTTTATGATAACATCAATATCAAGGTCTTTAAATAAAATATCAGCACAATTTACGGAGGTTAGTTAATGGCAATTTCTACAGCAGCTTTTGATGATGCGAGTGACGGAGGTTCAAAAGGGACATTTACACCAGACAGAAATCCAAATATTGGAGTTCAATATGGTACAAGCTATGAAGGTATCGTTAAAAATCAAGCTATCGGTGGAGAAGTTTATACACTTGAAAGATTTGGAAAAAGAAGAAAGTGGGGTATGACTTATTCTTTTTTAAATAGTACAGACCAGGGAAAATTACAGGCATTAATAGATTATGCAGACGGAAGAAAAAACTTTTTCTTTTTTAGTGAAGATAATTTTGGCACGACTGGCATCAAAGTTCGGTTTGATCAAGATACTTTTGCTTTTGAGGAAGTGGCACAAGGAGCAACAAGCATCACGCTGAATCTGATAGAACAATTATAGATTTCTCTCCTCCTCTCTCCTCCTGCCCCTGGCGATTACTTCAAAGGGGGCAAAACTTATATTTTTAGCCCATATTTCACCCTTAAAGCTCGTATTATTATTTTTTAGTATAAAACCCTCTTAGAAAAAAATAAAGAGTTTAAAGTATGTATTATAGATAAATTTAATGTTTTTTCACTTTTTTCACTTTTTTTAAAAAAAACTATTTGTTTATTCATTTTTAAGTTTAAATTGAGTCAACAATTAATAAGTCTTTAGGAGGACAAATGAAAATAACTAAAAAAAATATTACAAATTCAGATATTGCGGAATTTGAAAGCATATTCGATAAATTATTGTTACACTGGGAATTAACCAATGAAGAAGTAATCGGGTTTTATGTTGCTCACGCTGAGACATTAAGCCTTGATAAGATAAGATGGTTTTTCAAACAAGATAACAGTAGAACTCATAATTACGAAAAAATATAAATAGGAGGACAAATAATGTACAACGGATATAAAAACTACGAAACCTATAACGTGGCTCTACATATTAACAGTTTAGTTGATTGGTATGAAGTGGCTAGGATTTCAGCTGACTATCAAACATTTTTTACTTTTATTTCAAACAGGGGTGTTTACGAAACTCCTGATGGGGTAAAATTAAATTCAATCAAACTAGATGTACACCACTTGAATGATGTACTTTTTGAAACTTGTTAAGGAGGACAAATAATGAGCAAATCATTTGGAATTATAGAAAGACAAAAAAACAAAAAAAAAGGATGGCAAATCGTATATTTCTATTTAGGAAATTATTTTCATAGGAATGGATTTGAACTTGACAAATACGAAGTTAAGGGTGCGTGGTTTGAAAATCGTGAAGATGCAGAGTGTGAATTATTGAATTTGCAATACGCATCTGAAAATTTAACATAAGGAGATTAAATAATGAACGGATTAGATTTATTAATAGGAATGGCTATCGTTAGTTCGGTAGCCTTTATTCTAGGCAAGATTTCATTGCTTAAACAAGATAGACAGTTCTGGAAAGATAGTTGTTTTATAGCGATGGAAAAGTACAATAATCTTTTAGTAGAAAAACAAATGGGCAAAACATTAGAAAAAGTTTTTGATACTAAAACTTTAGATGTAAATTAAAATATGTTGGAGGACTATAAAAAAACAATTTGGGCTGTGTGCTACTTACCTCTCTATCCCTTGGTATGTCCTCCTAACTCAGTATGCAGCCCAACTATTACATTATGGAGGATATATGTATTTTAAAAAAGAACCTGACGGATCAATGACTTTAAAAATAGAAAGGCCTGAAGAAATGTCAATGGAACGTTTTTTAGTAATTGCTGCAAGGCTTGAAAAAATAATTGATGAACTTGGAGGCAAAGTTCGTGTCATCGGATAAACTATATCAGGTTGATTTTGTTTATGAGTTTAGCGAAACTCTTTACAGGAAAAGAATAGAGGCATTTGATTACATAGAACTGATGAAACAAGTTGAAGAAAATTTTAACATTTTTTCTGAAAACAATCCGAGAATTATAAATGCTAAAATATTTTTTGGTAAAGAAAAAATAATAATAAAACAAAAAGTTGTAGAGCAACTTAATAGGAGGAAAAATGGATAATATAGAATGGAATAAATTTTTAGCTGAAAGATATGGTTTAGAAGGCCACCACTTTTGGAAGCACAAACAATCAGAAAAATGGATAATATCTCATAAGGGTTGTATGGTTATAGCCGATAAAGAGAATATTCAATTTAGCAAACCAGAATATATCAAAAATGAGCCTGATGCTATCGTTATGTTTGGTACTGCTAATATATCAGATGAAGATGGTAACTCAAAAGTGGTCTGGACGCACGGAGAGGCTAATCATAAAAATTGTTATGTACCATACCCTTTTGCAATGGCTGAAAAAAGATTAAAGGACAGACTTACCTTGCAAATTATATCTGCATATGGTGAAGTATATTCAGAGATTGAAGCTGATGAATTTGCTGCCGACAGCGATAGATATGAAAAAAGAAATAACAAAGAATAATGCCGCATCCATTTTATATGCGTAAACCAGAAAAAGATTCGCCAAAAAAGGCTATTAAAAAAAGTGATATTGAGGTTGGCACTAAGATAAAACTAATTTTTAAAAACCTAGGATCAATTATAAAAATGTTGGTTAAATGGCGATAAAACGTACTAAGTGGGATGCAGTGTTTTCTGATTTTATCCGTTATAGAGATAAATGGACATGCCAAAGATGCAAATCGAAGTATGTCGAAAAAAGTAGAG